CAGGGCCCTCTGGGCCTCCAAACTCCGCGAGGAGTTTGGAGTGATTCCTCTGTGGTTCCTAGCCAACGGAGCTTTAAGGCCCGTCAGTGATGACGCGCTCCAAGTTGGCTTAGAATCCGGCCTCCCTGTGGTTGGTAGAGTTGATCGTCTACCTTCCATATATACTAACCCAAATAAGGATGATCTGGATCCTACTTTCCATGAGTACTTAGGCACGATTGGGATTTCCGATACTTTTGAAGAATTCGGTATTTGCAGGCCCTCTGCGAGGAGGGAGATCAAAGCTGTCTCTAGGTATTCACTGCCTATTGTAGACAAAATCCCCACTGAGGCTGAAATTGTAAAGCTCCATCAGTGGTTGGACATGGAGTTTGGGGCTGCTGTGCATGGGCACCGAATTATCGAATTTTCGGAGGTCGACATCCAGCATAACACCACACCAGGCATCCCTTACAAATGGTTTTACGGAACTAAGGGTGAGGCCTGGAGTAAGTGTTTTAATGATATTGTTGCGTTCTGGAAGTACGCGCACCGTATCGGCACCAAGGTCTTATGGCATAATTTTGTCAAAACGGAACTTCTTTCTGCAGTTAAATTGGACTCTGACAATGTCAGATCTATAACAGGTCCTGACATATCTTATTTGGCCTGTACTGCTAGAATGTTCCAAGACTTCAATGAACGTCTGAAAACTTGTCATTTTAAGACCTCTTCCTATTTGGGCTTCACGAAATTCTTTGGAGGCTCTGATGCAATGGCTCAGTCAATGAACCGATGCAAGAACAAGGAGGAGGGTGATGCGAGTAAGTATGACGCCAGACTTGTCAACTGGCTCAGGTTAGTAATCAAAGAGTACCGATGGGGAACCATGAGGGAAGCTGATAGAACACCTGAGAATCGGGCCCGCATTGACTATTACTATCACGAGTCTATGTGCTCGTGGTTGGTAACCGGGCTTGGTTATGTTCTGGCCACCGACCATGGCCTTAAATCCGGAGAGATCAACACCTCGTCCGATGGCACCTTGGCTCATTTTATAGTTATCGCCCTGAGCTACATGAGATTGGTTTCTGATGACTATGATCATTTTAAACATCATGTTAAGTGCGCTCTTTATGGCGATGATGAGCTCAC